GCGCTGCACCGCGCTCGATGTAGGCGTATTTGGATGCGTTGTACGCCAATGCGCTAATGGCATATTTGGCGCCGTCTTGCTCTGTGACGCTGAGCACTCGCCAGGTAGAGGTCTGCAGTGTGCTGGTCTGGTGAATCCAGATGCTGTTCTGATTCGGTGCTGCACTCAGGGGCGTGGCCAGATTCACCACGTTGCCGTTGATGGTCGCAACAGCACGGCTCTGAACAGTGCCATCAGGCAGGACTACCGAGAGCGTCGCGCCGGCTGCCGTCAGGCCTGTGGCATCATCCAGGGTGATTGCACTGGCTGTAGCAGCGCTGATCCGTCCACCACGCCGCGAGCCCGCCCGCACCGGGTCACTGATCTCGATAATCTGGCCAGGGCGCACCACCACACCCGCATCAATCGAGGCGGTGAAGCTGACCACCTCAGACTCATAGTGTTCGGAGTACAGCAGCCACTCACCGAGGCGGTGCGCCTGGCCGCGTGAGTTACAGGCAAACGCGCTGATCTGCGTGGTGACGACGCCATACTTGGCAATGGCGGCTTGATCCTCCACCACCTCGTAGGCGATGTCTCGCGTGGCAAGGTCCATGTATGACACCACCGCCACCGTGGGCCGTGTCTTGCGGCTGCTGCCTTGGTAGCTGAAGCCTTCCCCTGAGACGTTCGCCAGCGTGAACAGGTACGCCGGATCAGCGGGCCGGTCCTGGCTGATCGTCAGAGCGCCAGTCGCCCAATACGGCATGACCCGGAACACCGAGCACATGTCATTGATGAGCTTGTACGCTTCCTCGGCGGTCTGAATGTTGACGTTGCAGGAGAAGCGGGGCTCCCAGCCGCCGAAGCCGTCAGGCACCAGCGCCGAGGCGTACTGGCTGGCGGCATAGAAGGCCCAGCGGTCGAGCTGCGATGCCTGGATGTGATCGCCGAACCCATAGCGGGTGCTGGTTAGCAGGTTCCACAGGATCCACACTGGATCCGAGCACCATTGCGCCGCGCCAAACGTGCCATTCCAGATGCCCGAATAGATCAACCGCCCATTGCTCTGATCAACCGTCGCATTGCTAGGAATGCAAACCTTGATGCCACGGATCAGATACGACCGTGATGGGATGCTGGAGAACTGCTCTGCGTTGATTCGCAGAGCAACCAACGCGCTATTGGGGTATCGAAGTTTGGCATAGATTATTTCGGTGTAACTAGTCCAGTTGAATGAGTTTTGATGGTTAACATTAGTATTGTCAGGTCTGTCTCTTGCGACCCGAATATCAACAGGAAAAGGGCCAGATAAATTTATCAGGTAGTCGCGCTGATATGCGTCACCAGTGCGACCATCCATGACATCCCTAATCCATTCCGTATATCCGCCTCCGTTGTACTGAACAAAGATCTGAACCCCGACTTGTGAGCCATCGGTGTCGCCATTGATAGATGCAGACTGCAGCTGCGGTACTGTGATGGTTACTCGCACTGCATTTACAGCAGTGTCTGTAATGGTTTTAGTGATAGGCGTTGCATACTGAACCGCTACGCCAACTGGCTTTTCGTCTTCAACGTCAGCCGCGATCGGGATATATGATTGATCTTGTGTTCCGTAGCGCAGATCTATCCAGACTTCTTGAAAGTTATAGGAGCCATCAGGATTCTGCAGAGGCGTATTGCCAATAAAGACTGACTGGTATCCGTTCTTCAGTCCTTCGATTTCGCCTTCACTAATTAGATCAAGCAGCGTCGCATACTGCGTGCTATTAAGACTGTCAGGAGTTTGTGTTGGCTGGCGTGGCCCGGCACTACTGCCCCCACCTTTGCTACTACTTCCGCCTCCACCACCTGCACCGGCAATTCGTGCCATCAGATCTGCACCGTGTCGATGCCAGACGAGATCACGACAGATCCCACGAGGACTTCTCCATAGCAAATTGGGACCGGCGTGCCCTGCCGTGACGTTTGCTGCACGCCTGAGAAGCTGTAGGACTTTCGCGGGTCTTGTTCGCTATCGCTGCCCTGCGGCACTGTTGGAACAGGCGTCAGCAGCTGAGCGACGCCACCGAGCACTAGGGATGCGCCGACGCCGACCAACAACTGCACGCCGAGGGCACCAATACCCGGCACAAACAGGCCAACCGCTAGCAGCGCCACCCCAGCGATGATCCGCCCCACCGCACCAGCACCAGCCAGTACAGGAACAATCTTGATCTGCTGCTGGCCCGCCGGGTCCTGCAGCTCCTCCAGGCTCAAGTCATAGCCGCCGACGCTCACCCGATAGTGCTGATCAGCCATGTGTTTCTCCAGCTGGGGAAAGTTCGCCACCAGAAACCGCACCGCCTCAGCTGCACTGGCTACCTCAGCGCGAAATACACGCCGGCCGAGGAACTTTGCCAGCCGTCCATATACCCGGATCTCGCGCAGCATGATCCATATCAGCCTCCCTACAGGCTATGGAAATCAGGATGGCGGAGTCTCCGGCCTGTGCATTTCTGGAGCCAGCCGCCGTATAGGTCACGGCTGCTCAGTCGGCCACGGATGTGATGCAGCAGCAGCTGATCGCCGATATACACCCCGCAATGATTCAGGCCGCTGCCACTGATGTTCATCAATAGGAAGTCACCTACCTGTAGTTCGTCTTCCTCTGCCAGCTCTTCAAACCCAGCATCTTTCCAGCAGCCGTCAAACATCGGTGCCGCCTCGAATGCCTCAGGCGTTAATGGCCGCTCCCAGTCCGGCAACTGCAGGCCGTGCTCCGCGTACCAGTCACGCGCCAGTGTCCAGCAGTCAGTGATGCCCCACGCCCAGATGCGCCCGATCAGCGGCGCCTGGTAGCCCGATGGCTCACACCCGCCCCACTGCTCGGTCTTGGGGTTGACGATGTGCCAGGGCAGGCCTGAGTGCTCACACGCCACCAGATCAGGCCCGCTGGGCTCTGGTGGTGTCACCGGGTGGCTGTGGAACACCGCGACAATCTCGCCGGCATCCTCTGCAGCGGCGTAGTCGTCTGGGTTGAGGATGAACTGATCAGCACCGGTGCAAAGGTTCTGACAGGGCCAGTACCGCTCTCGGCCTTTCACCACCACCACCAGACCACACGCCTCGCGGGGGTCTTCAGCTTTGGCGTGGTCGAGTGCAGCGGTGCGCCAGTCGGTCATGATCAGACGGTGTAGGTTCCGATGCCTGGGAATGATCCGAATGGCAGCTCGGCGTAGGCGCCAAAGTGCGCCTTGCACGCATCCAGCGTCTTGTCACAGGTGGGCAGTCCACCCGTGTATCCGCACTCAGCGGACCTGTAAACCCACTGGCAGATATTGGCGATGCACTGACGCTTCGGCGCACGGATCCCAGCGAGATCAAACGCTGCGCACGCCTCGAACTCCACTACGTCGCGGGTTTCAACCACCTTCCGGTCGATGTAGAACACCTCACGCGGAAACTCGGCCGTCGGGTCTGGCGAGCCCAGAGGATTGACACCACCAGGAAAATTCACCGCATCCAGATACCTGGCCAGCGTCCGGATCCTGGTGAACTTCGCACCCTCCAACCCGTCCGGCAAGCTGAGCAGCAGCGCCGTGATGGTGCCCATGATGTTGCTCACCCTCACCTTAGGCCGTGGCAACTGGCCGTTGCCGGAATACTCGAAGCCCTCGGCCTCGATCGGGAACCGCATGTAGCTCTGGCCAGCCCACACCAGTTCACCGTTGCTGTTCAGGCTGGTGCCGGCGTGGAACCTGTAAACCTCACTGACGCCATGCTGGGTGGCGTTAAGCTCCAGCTGGAACAGCTCGATGATCGCGCTGGGCGCAGCGGACTGGAGATCAGAAACTGGGACGGCCATCAGGGCTCAAACACGCGGCGGAATGTAGCTTCGATGTTGTTATTGTTGAACCCGCGATACTCTATGGACCACTCCGCGCACACATACTTACCAGTCACGCCGCTACGTGGATCAGTCCACTGAAACGCAATAACGCCACGGGCACCGCGCAGAAAGTTGCGGATCAACCCCCGCTCTGTATTGCTGCGATTGCGGAACTGCAGCCGCCAGGTTTCCTCCTGTGGTCGCAGTCCGAACGCAACCCGCTGGCCATAGCCCTCACCAAAGCCCATCGCCTTTGCCTGGCCGTCGTAGCTCAGATCAGCTGTAAAATCAGGCGCAAATGCAAACGCCGTGGTGGGTGCTGCTGGTGTTGCAATATTCGGCCCACCAGCAACATACTGCAGCTCAAACGACGTGCGGATTGTGCTGAGGTTGCAGCTATCTAATGTCGTGCTCCACTTGGGGCAGACGAATGATCCTGTTTCACCAAATGGCGTTGACCACTGAAATGGCACAGCGCCTCGCCGCGCCTCAAGATACGCGAAGATATTGTCTCGCTCTGTTGCACTACGTGCGCTGAACGCTACATCCCACTTGTCCACCATCGGGTTAATCCCGAAGCCGGTGCGCTGCTCATAATTCGGCACCGCAAACCGGTTCACCCGTGGCGTACTGCTCTCGGTGCAGGGAAAATCCGGCGTGAATGTAAACGTCATCGCGGGGCCAGCAACCCACCAGGGCGCTTGTGGTACACGAGGCGGCTATCCACCACAGCCGCAAGGTCACGCCCCAGGGCATCGGCCTGGCCGGTGTTGCCCTGCACCTGGCTGCCGCTTGCATCCACGTTCACCACCACGCTGGTGGTGCCGCCGCCTTGCAGCGCCATCGGTCGAGTGTGATCAATCACCGTTTCACGCGGGTGCAGCATTGCCATGAATCCGCCCTGCCCATCGAGCCC